GGATATTCCTATTTCTTTAATCGGTATTTCGTTTACAGATGATTATGAAGGTTCTTTGGAGAATAGAAGAACAATCATATATACATTAGACTTTGAACTCAAAACAAGTTTCTTTGGTCCGATTGCTGACAGTTCTATCATTCGTAAGGCGATTGTTGACTTTAGAGACCCAGATGTACCTACTGTCGGTTCGTACAGTCTTACAGATTCGGACAATCTGTTCGAACGTATTATTGTTGAACCTGATCCATTAAATGTTAATCCAGACAGTGATTATGGGTTTACTGAAACGTTTATTATTCCAGGTGAGGGGGATAGTGCATAATGAATAGTATTGTTCCAAAAAGGGATATTCCTGAAAGTGTACATTCGAGTTACGATGAAGACTTAGATCTAATTAGATCTACTCTTAGATCTTTATTATTATCTGGTGAAGAGGGTCTACGACTCGCTAGAGAGGTTGCAGAGGAGTCTGAACATCCTCGGGCAATAGAAGTCCTAACAGGCATGATTAAGCAGCAGGCAGAGAATGCACACGCTTTATTGGCGATGCATAAAAAGAATCAAGAGATTAATGTTACTCAGGCAAAAGGTGCGCCAGATGATACTAAATCTCTTACTCAAAATGTATTTGTAGGATCCACAGCAGAGCTACAGAAGATGCTGCGTGGTGAAGATGAAAAGGTGATTGAAAATGATTATGACAGAACTTACCAAGGGGATATTCAAACTCCTTAAAAGACTCATCGGCGAGTCTAGTATTGCATTAGCAGTAATTTATACTATCGGGCATATCTTTATTGCCACGATCTGCAACTGGTTAATTACAGGTGCAGCAATGGAGTTAGCGGCAATTGATGCGATTGTAGAACCTATCATTAATGGTATCTGGTTCTATGTACTCCATAAACTAGCAAAGAGATTTATTAAGTGAACGATACCTATCTCGGTAATGCGCAGGTCAAAAAAGACGGTGTTCAACAGGGCTGGACTAAAGAAGACATTGCTGAGTATCAGCGGTGTATGAAAGACCCTGTCTATTTTGCCGAGAACTATGGTAAGGTAATTAATCTTGATGAAGGTCTGACGCCTTTCAAGATGTATCCTTATCAGAAAGAAATGTTCAAACACTTTCAGGATAATAGATTTTCTATTGTTCTTGCCTGTAGACAGTCTGGTAAGTCTATTAGTTCGTGTATGTATATTCTTTGGTATGCTTTATTCAATCCTGATCAAACGATTGCTGTATTGGCAAACAAAGGTGCAACTGCTAGAGAAATGCTTTCTCGTATTACTCTTGCACTGGAAAACGTACCATTCTTTTTACAACCCGGAACTAAAGCACTCAACAAAGGTTCGCTAGAGTTTAGTAATAACTCCCGTATCATTGCTGCGGCAACTTCTGGTTCCTCTATTCGTGGTCTGTCCGTTAATCTACTATTCTTAGATGAGTTTGCATTTGTAGATGATGCTGCTACTTTCTACACCTCTACCTATCCTGTTATTTCATCCGGTAAAACTTCTAGAGTGATTATTACTTCAACTGCTAATGGTATCGGAAATATTTTTCATAAACTTTATGAAGGTGCTGTGCAAGAGACAAACGAGTTTAAACCATTCCGTGTAGATTGGTGGGATGTTCCAGGAAGAGACGAAGAGTGGAAAAGACAAACGATTTCAAATACTTCTGAACTGCAGTTTCAGCAGGAGTTTGGTAACACGTTCTTCGGTACAGGCAATACACTTATCTCTGCAGACGCACTAATGAATATGAAAGCAGAGCCGGGTGTAGGTGTTGGTGATGTTAATGTATATGTAGAACCAAAAGAGAATCATGATTATATTATGACTGTAGATGTAGCAAAGGGGCGAGGGCAAGACTACTCTACATTTAATATTATTGACATATCAACTAATCCATTTAAACAGGTTGCTTGTTATAGAAACAATATGATTTCGCCTATTCTTTTCCCAGATATTATTCATAAATGGGCGAAAAGATATAATGAAGCATATGTAATTATTGAATCGAACGATCAAGGTTCTGTAGTTGCGAATGGACTCTACTATGATATTGAATATGAAAATATGCATGTAGAGTCTATGATTAAAGCAGGTGCGATTGGCATGACTATGAATCGTAAAGTAAAACGTATCGGTTGTTCTAATCTCAAAGATTTGATTGAAGAAAAACGACTGCATATTGTAGACTTGAATACGATTAGCGAATGTTCAACTTTCGAAGCAAGAGGTAATTCTTTTGAAGCATCTGACGGTAATCATGATGACCTAGTAATGAATCTAGTTATGTTTGCATGGTATGTTGGGACAGAGGCATTCGTCAATCAAACAGACATGACCATGAAGCAAATGCTGTATGAAGAGAAAATGAAAGCGATTGAAGATGAGATCACACCAGTAGGTATTATTGATGATGGCATAGAAAGAGAAGAAAGAGAAGTATCTGGCGGAGACATCTGGACAACAACTAATACGGAAATGTTCTAAAATCAGATATTTATAAATAATATCGTGTTTTGAAATTGACTTATCATGGGTAACTTATTATTAACTTAAACGAAAAAAAGGAAGACCGAAAATGGCTTTTTTCACGCCTTCACTGTCTCCAGCTGTAGTAACCCGTGAGATCGACCTCACTGGTATTGTACCTAATGTCGGCACATCGACGGGTGTGTTTGCAGGTAACTTTCGCTGGGGTCCAGTTGATGTACCAACAAGTGTGTTTAACGAAGCAGACCTTGTAGAAAAATTTGCTTCCCCTGACACAAACAATTCGGTAGATTTTCATACTGCCGCATATTTCTCAAGATATTCTGATCAACTTTTAGTAATTCGTGCTCTGGACAGTGGTTCCTCTACAGCACTGAATGCTTATCACGTTGACACTGTTTCTAGTTTCGCTAACAATGGCGTTAGTGGAGAGAGCAGAGACTCCAACCAACCTGCTATTCTTAACGAAGCAGACTTTGACAACAGAAGAGGCACTGTGCTGGACGACTCCTCGTCTGGTTTCCATGGGTTCTTAGCAAAGTATCCCGGAACTTTAGGTAACTCTCTTGAAATTCAAATCTGCCCATTCGATACAGGTGCAGATTCCGCATTTACAAGCTGGGGTCTGAGAGAAGAGTTTAACACTGCTCCCGGAACTTCTGCCTTTGCAACAGGTAAAAATGCAACTAACGATGAAGTGCATGTTGCTGTTATTGACAGAGGCGGCGAGTTTACAGGAACTAAGGGTTCTGTTCTTGAAGCATTCCCATTCGTTTCTCTTGCATCTAATGCAAAGAATGCAGACGGTTCCACAAACTATATTGCTGACGTAATCAATAATGGTTCCTCTTACATCTGGCTTGCTGATGCTGCTAACATTGACTCTGACTACAGATTAGCAGGTGCTGGTACAGACGCAGATTCCGGTAACGACTTTGCCCTCACATCTGCGAAGCAGGTAGTAAAAACTATCAGACTCGCAAATGGTGCGAATGCTCAATCTTTAGGTCCATCTGCATACGCAAATGCGTTTGATCTGATTGAAGACGTCGATGCATATCAGGTAGACTTCTTAATTGCTCCAGGAACACCTTCGAGCGGTAACAAGACTACAGACAGACAAACAGCAGATACAATCGTAACCGATCTTAACTCGATTGCTGCGACAACTCGTAAAGATTGTATTGTAGTTGCTTCTCCTCCAAGAAGTTCTGTAATCAATACAACTTCTCCAGTAACAGATACTATTGCATATGCTGATACGCTGCCATCCAGTTCGTATATCTTCCTTGACAACAACTGGTTAAAAGTATTCGACAAGTATAACGACGAATACATCTACATTCCAGCATCGTCTTCTACTGCTGGTCTGATGGCACAATCTGACTTCAACACTGCACCATGGTTCTCTCCTGCTGGTCTGAGAAGGGGTCAATACTTTGGCGTCGTGGATATTGCACAATCTCCTGTAAAGGCAGAGCGTGATCAACTCTACAGAGCAAACGTAAACCCAATCGCAAATATTCCGGGTGGTGGCATTACACTGTTCGGTGATAAGACCATGCTGCGTAGACCTTCTGCGTTCGATAGAATTAACGTTCGTAGACTTTTCCTCGCTCTCGAAAGAGCAATCTCCCGTGCTGCACGTTCTGTACTGTTTGAATTCAACGATGAATTTACCAGAGCAGAATTTGTCAACATTGTAGAACCTTTCCTGAGAGAAGTTAAGGGTCGCCGTGGTATCACTGACTTCAGAGTAGTTTGTGACGAAACAAACAACACTCCTGAAATTATTGATCGCAATGAATTCATTGCTACTATCTTCATTAAGCCTGCACGTTCTATCAACTACATCACTCTGAACTTTGTAGCAGTTAGAACTGGCGTGGACTTTGAAGAAGTAGTCGGTCTGTCATTCTAAACCGCTTAACTAAGGAGATATAAAGATGGCTATTCTTGGAGTTGATGACTTCAAAGCAAAACTGAAAGGTGGCGGTGCTAGACCTAATCTATTCAAAGCAACGATCAACTTTCCGGGTTATGCAAACGGTAACGTAGAACTTACCTCGTTTATGTGTCGGGCAGCACAGTTGCCCGGTTCTATCATGTCTGAAATCATTGTACCATTCAGAGGACGTGAACTGAAGATTGCTGGTGACAGAACATTCGATGTTTGGACACCAACGATTATTAACGACACGGACTTTGCTGTAAGAGATGCAATGGAGCGTTGGATGAACGGTATTAATGCCCATTCCGACAACAGTGGTCTTACCAACCCTGTAGACTATCAGGCAGACTTGATTGTAGAGCAACTTGACAGAGATGGTTCTACTCTCAAGACCTACAACTTCCGTGGATGTTTCCCAACCAATATCGATCCGATTGATCTTTCCTATGATCCAGCGGCTGCGATTGAGGAATTCTCTGTGACTTTCCAAGTCCAGTACTGGGAATCTAACACAACATCCTAATAGGATGACTAAATAGGGGGTAGAATACACTGCCCCCTATTATACTATTTGGAGAAACGTTTTGGCAGACGATAATAGTTTAAAACTCTTTGGATTTGAAATCTCAAGAGCAAGGAACGAAAAGAAAAAAGAACAACTACCGTCTATTGTACCACCATTAGATGATGATGGCGCAGGTTATGTTACTGCTGCCGGGAGTCATTATGGCTCTTATATTGACTTAACTGGGGATAAAGCAAAAGACGATAAAGATTTAATTAGACAATATCGCACAGTATCGATGCATCCAGAAGTGGATGGTGCTATTGAAGATATTGTAAATGAGGTTATTTCTGGTGAAGATGACATTGTTGAATTGGACCTTGATGAAGTAGAAACTACAGATTCTATTAAGAAGCAAATCAAGGAAGAGTTTGATAATGTTTTAAATATGCTCGACTTCAAGAACTATGCACATGATATTTTCCGCAGATATTATGTAGATGGTCGTATTTACCATCATTTAGTTGTAGACCCTAAGAATCCGACTAAAGGTATTCAAGAAGTAAGACCTATTGATTCTGTAAAGATTCGTAAAGTAAAAGAAGTCAAAAAAGAAAAAGATCCTGCTACTGGTGTAGAAATTGTAAAAAAGATTGATGAATACTTCTTATATTCTGACACTAATCAAACTAAGTTTGAAAATACAATGAAGGGTGGAACTACAGTAAAGATTTATCCTGATGCTATTAGTTATGTTACTAGTGGATTACTTGATTCTACTAGAAAAAAGGTAGTATCATACTTACATAAAGCACTGAAACCTATTAATCAGCTGCGTATGATGGAAGATGCGCTGGTAATTTATAGACTCTCCCGTGCACCTGAACGCCGAATCTTCTATGTCGATGTAGGTAACTTACCTAGAGGTAAAGCAGAGCAGTATCTGAAAGACATTATGACCAGATATAGAAATAAACTGGTCTATGATGCGAATACAGGCGATCTCAAAAATGATTCTAAGCATATGTCAATGCTTGAAGACTTTTGGCTTCCTAGAAGAGAAGGTGGTAGAGGCACAGAAGTTTCTACACTTCCCGGTGGTCAGAACTTGGGTGAGATTGATGACATCGTTTACTTCCAGAAAAAACTCTATAAAGCACTTAATGTTCCTGTAGGTCGTCTTGACCCAGAACAAGCAGGTGGTGGTATTCTTGGCAGAACTACTGAGATTACCAGAGATGAGTTTAAGTTCCAGAAGTTTGTTGATAGACTGCGCAGAAGATTTGCAGAATTGTTCTACAACATTCTCAAGAAACAACTTCTTCTCAAAGGTATTATTACTGAAGAAGATTGGAATGATTGGAAGAACAATATTACTGTAGAGTATATCACAGATAACTACTTTACAGAATTAAAAGATTCTGAGATTCTTAGAGAGCGTTTGAATATGCTCAGAGAGATGGAACCATATCTCGGCACATTCTACTCTAAAGAATGGACTCAAAAGAACGTATTAATGTTATCAGACGATGACATTAAAACAATGGCGGATCAGATTGATAAAGAAAAGAAATCTGGTGAAATTGAAGAACCTGAACCCGAAGTTTAAATTATTATAAATATTATTGAATTTTTTTATTAGGATATAACAAATGACTGAAATCGTTGACTTTTTAAATAATGTTACTACTAAAAACTTTGTTGAAGCAGAAAAGCAGTTTACTGAATTGCTTAACGACAAACTCTCTTCTCGTTTAGACGATGAGAAAGTTCGTGTTGCTAATAAAGTTTTTAATAATGTTACTGATGATGTAGAAGATGAAGCAGAATTATCTGCTGAATCAGAAGAAGAACAGTCAGAAGTAGAAGTAGAAGATGAAGACATTTAAGGAATTTAGTCTGAATATTATTCCTAAAGGACATCAGATGGTTAAAATCTTGCAGTCCAAACAGGGTGAGGTCATGGTTACTAAGAAAGGTAATGAATTTAACATTATGTTTGATAACCAGACTGTAGACACAGAAGATAACGAACGGGATGCAATGAGATCAGCCCGAAATTTTGTTCAAATGATGAGTAAGGGTAAACTTACTGGAGCAAGCTCTTCTAATATAGGCGGCAAAAGAACCGGAAAAGGTGGATACTTCAAATGAAACTGATTACAGAACATACAGAAAATGTTGAATATATCGTTGAAGCAAAAGAAGACGGTAGTAAAAATTATGTAATCGAAGGTATTTTTGCCCAAGCAGAACAAAAGAACAGAAATGGTAGAATTTATCCAAAAGCAATTTTGGAATCAGCGGTATCTAAATATGTTAACGAGCAGGTAAGCACACAGCGAGCAGTAGGTGAACTGAATCACCCTGCTGGACCTATCATTAACTTAGATAAAGTTTCTCATCGAATTACCGAACTCAAGTGGAACGGTAATGACGTGATGGGAAAGGCACTTATTCTTGACACACCAAATGGTAAGATTGTGAAAGGTCTCTTAGATGGTGGAGTTAAGCTAGGTGTTTCAACTCGTGGTATGGGAACTCTTGAGCAAAAGAATGGTGTGAACATGGTTGGTAAAG